ATGTGATCGTGAAACTGAAAAAAGTGTACGGCAAGCCTGGGATGGTGGCGTTTCAGTGTCCTATGTGTGACAGAGCAAAGTGTTTGAAAACCGGAGAGCTGGAGGCGTGTAGGATTTACAAGTGCAAGTGCGGAATGAAACTACACCCTACAATGGAAACAGACACTAACAGTACGGAACGTATAACTATTGACGCTCTAGTTAAGGCCGCTCACACCCTGTCCGCAGCACATGGTAATTGGGCGTGCTACAAAACTGTGGCTCACCGGCTAATGTACGTTATCAGTGAGCTGGCTGAAACTACTAAAGCTGCTGAGGTGAACGGACTGAGCGGTACACAGCAGGCGCATTTAATCGGCGAGCAACTGGCGGACTGCATGATTGTTCTGGCTGATATAGCCGGTGGCTGCCTGATTGATCTGGAAGATGAGGTAAGTAAGAAGCTTAGTAAATCCATTGAAATACTGACCTTTAAAAAGCGTGGGATGGTCCTCAAAAAGCTTAAAAACAGCCTAAAAGACGGTTACGAGGGGTAGGCCTTTTGGGGGTTGCGGTAGCCGGTTTACCGTCGAGAAATGGGGTTCTCACGTCAATAAGAGGACCCCTTAGCCCCTCCTGAGCTATAAAAGCTCTTAGTACTTCTATAAAAGAGGCACGTTTAGTTTTATAAGTAGTACTACCCCATAGGGGGTACTCTTATTGACGTACTGAAATATGAATCGTTCACTAAACAAAAAAAATATTTGTAAAATACTGGACATCTCTCCCAGAACATTGGAGCGTGCGGGTGTGCACTTAGGTAAGGAAGCCTATCGGAAGGAGGTAGTATTTACGGTGGTTTTGCGGTTTATCGCGTCTTTTGATACGATAACAGAGGTAATTTTAGCAAGAACGAGTTATAATATACATAGATGGTCCGTTCGTGAAGGTTTGAAAATTCCAAAGGAGATTACAAAGCTAGCTCAGCGATATGATCCAGTCCACCAGAAGGTTAGAAAGTTTCCGAAGCGCTTTTTTATTGCACGATCTCGTAATGGTGAGCTGATAAGAACTGAATTGTTACCGCAGAGTACAGAACCGCCCGATCCATAGTTAATATGCCATTTCGTAAAGGTGATGTGAATTACAAAGGTGGCCGCAAGAAGCTCTCGAAAGAAGCTTTAGCGGCCAAAGCTATTTCTCAGGAGGAGTTTGTTAAGACTGCGAGCCGGATGTTCCTAATGACCCCCCAAGCAATATGTGACGAGGTCAACCATCCGCTAACAAATTCACTCACCTGCCTTATAGGGACCATGATCGTGAAAGCAATTGACGAAGCGGACGACCGGCGTGCCTCCTTTGTGTTGGAGCGTGTCATAGGAAAGGTTGCTGACAAGCTGCCTGAAGGTAAGCCTGCTCCGATTCTCTTCCAGCTGGCTACCGACAAGAAGGATATCGAGGCTATAGAAAAAGCAAATGCCGAAGACGAAAAACATAGTAGCGGCAACTAAGTTATATTACGACGTGCTGAAATGCTCTCAGCAGACTATTGTTCTTGTGGGTGGCGCTCGATCGTCTAAGTCCCATTCAATGACCCAGATCCTTATTAAGAAGTTCTTTACTGAGCGTAATAAGAACATAGGCATTGCCCGTAAGACGATGCCTGCACTCCGTATGACAGCGATGAGAACCACCACGGAGATGTTGCGCGACTACAATCTTTACGGAATGTGCCGTCATTCCCTTTCAGGAAATTACATTGAAGCGCCAGACCTTAGGAATCGTATTCAGTTTTTCTCCTTGGACAATCCGGAGCGGATTAAATCCACGGAGTTCAATTATATTTGGATGGAAGAGGCTAACGAATTCACGTGGGATGATTTTATCACTTTGAAGACACGTCTCTCCGGTAAGACTACTGAGGATGAACGTAACCACATTTATCTTACCCTCAATCCTTCTGACGCTAATGGTTGGATACCCAAGCGACTCATAGGTCAGCGTGGTGTTAAACTTTTGCGTAGTACGTACAAAGACAATCCTTATATAGAAGACACCTACAAGCAGGAGCTTGAGAAGCTTAAAGAACTGGACCCTAACTACTATCGTATTTACGCGCTGGGTGAATGGGGTGAGTTGAAAGGAAGGATTTACAATAACTGGCGCATTGCTTGTGAAACAGAATGGCCAGATCAGTTTGATGAGATGGTGCATGGTATTGACTGGGGATTCAACAATCCCACAGCAGTAGTGGACGTTGGGTTTCGTGACGGGATAGTATATCTTAAGGAACGTATTTATGAGACGAACCTTACCAACGCTGACGTAATTCGCCAGCTGCGTGACGGCACTACACCCCAGCAGCGAGCAGAGCTTTGGATGGCTGACTCCGCCGAACCGGACCGTATAATGGAACTCCAGCAAGCAGGGTTCAACTGTCAACCTGTCGATAAGGTACAGAATTCTATACGGTCCGGAATAGATTTATGCCGGCAGCAGTCACTACGTGTGCATCCGGATTCCGTAAATATAAAGAAGGAACTGGATTCCTACAAATGGCGTGACGCTTCGGACGGCACTTCAATGGACGAGCCTCTCAAATTTAATGACCACGCAATGGACGCTATGCGTTATGCACTGTGCAGTGTTCGTAAAGTGTTGGGCCTGCGTTCACCGGCTGATATAAAAAGCGCTGGCTTCCAACGTGCACACGAGAGACTGAGTGACGGTGAGCGAGAAGATGAGCGTGATAATCCGGAACCGCAGCTGTCCGCGCTGGACCAGCTTCCTACTTATTCAGAAGGATGGATTGGAAAGATAGCATGAACCTAAATATTCTCTCCAGAATAAAAAGCGCTTACCAAGGTTTCATTGACGCACCTCCGTTGGAACATAAAGAAGGTCCGCAGATGCAGGTCGAGTACGGGATAACTCAGGACTCAATTTTTAAACGATACCCCCTTTCCACATGGTCTGCTGATGACCTGCTGTCTAAGAAGCGCTTCGAAGCTTATGAAAGTATGGCACGTGAAGACGACATGGTGAACATGTGCATTACCGCCAAAAAGCTTATGCGCCTGGCTAGTGGATATGAAATAGAAGCAGCCAGCGAAGATGCAGCAGACGTGGCTGTGGCTGATGAGGTAGCTTCTATATTTGAGAACATGGAGATGCCTCACCATGAAATGATGATGAATTTGATGGGTGCTCTTGAGATGGGGTGGTCACTCCAGGAAATAATTTACAAGCAATGTGAAGCTGGTCCGTACAAAGGACACATTCATATTAAACGCCTGCGCAGTAAGAACCCGAAGTACTACAATCTCAAGACTGATGAGTTCGGTGACTTGGCCGGAGTGATACCCTTGACTGTCCCGTTATTTGGCAGGGAGTTTCCGCCGGAGAAGTTCCTGTTGTACTCGTACCAGAAGCGCTACGAAGACCTTTACGGATTTTCGGAATTGCGTGCGTTATATGCTTGGGTATGGACCAAGTACGTATTACGTGCTGGTCTGGGTGCGAACATGGAGAAATACGGCATGCCGATACCCATAGGCTACTACCCCAAGTTTTTTGCAAAGGAGCAGCAAGACGACTTGGCACTGGCGCTTAAGAAAATGAGATTGGAAGGTTCTATCATTGCGCCTGATGGAACGAAAATAGAAATAGTCCAGACACATGGCAGTGAAGCAGCGGAAGGATTTCTCAAGGTTATTGAGAAAGTTGACACCCAGATAGCTAAGCGCGTACTAGGTCAAACACTGACCAGTGGCACAGGACATAACGCTTCTGGGACTACGGGTGCCGTTAGTGGCGGCCTTGGCACGCTAGGCGGCACACAATTTGATGTGTTAATGATTTACCTGGACTACCTTGGTAATGATATTGCGCGTGGTCCGATGAAAGAGCTTATTAAAAAGATCGTGGACTACAACTACCGTGATGTTGTTAACTATCCACGCCTTAAATTCAAACCACTCAACGCAGAGAATGCACTGCCCAGGGTAGCCTCTTTTGTTGACGCTGCCACGAAGGGTGTACTGAAGGTTGAGAAGACTGACGATGACGCGCTCCGTAAAATGCTTGGTTTCACTGGCAGCGTTACCGACACCACAGCGCTCAGGCAGCGTGCTGTTAAGCATACTCCTGTAATAGCAATAGCCACGCCTCTACAGCCGGTTAACCCCTTCGACATGCCCGTGGCTGACGTTAAGCCTGTCACCGGCATGCCGGGCAACTTGAGCGGCCTTGGCTACGGCACCACTCCGGCCATGCCAACCTCCATGGTCAGGGCGCACACGGGACAGATACCTTTTTCAGAATCCAACAGAAAACTCACCCCATACGAATCCAAGGTCAACTTCTCTGAAATCGAGCGGCACCTTGGCGAGGCCGATACCATTGCGGCCAACGCAGCCTCCGTTCTCAAGGACATGCGTGCGGCCCTGTCGCCGGCCATGACCAGGATACTGGCGGACAAGGACACTGCCGCGGTGAACAAGCTTGACCTCAAATACAAGCGCCAGCTCAAAGAGGTGTTCCGTGACGGGCTGCTGAAGGTCGCGAAGTCCGCGCTCAAGGAAGCGAAGGCAGAGGTCAAGTCGCACGAGGCGCACGACGACTTCCAGAATCTGACGCCGGACGAGGTCCTCGACTACGTGGAGCAGAAGGCCTTCTGGATGACGGACGTCACCAGCGAGTCGGTCCTGAAGATTGTGAAGGGCGAGCTTTACAACGGGATAAAGTCCGGCAAGTCCTACAAGGAAGTTTCCTTTCTCATAGACGACCGGCTCGGGCCTTACCTGGGCAAGCCCGGCATTCCGGACGAGCTGAGCGTGGCAAGGCTCTACACCACTGTGGCCACGAACGTGTCCGAGGCCTACAACGAGGCGCGGATGTCG